GCATCAACTGGATGACACGCCGGCCTATCTCCGAAATGGAAATCTCGATGATCGCCAACTTGTCCGCAGCACGAGCATTCTGAGCATCAGCGATGATGCTCGCCTCGGTCGCTGTACGCCTGATCTCGGGCATCGCCCCTCGGGCATACTCCGACACACCCGACACCGTGTTGATGTCATTCTCGATAATCTCACTGTAGGCGTAAATCTCCGGCGAGATCGGTGTCTGCGGCATCGGAATGACCACTTCCGACAACGACTTGTTCTCATCCAACACCGGGACCAGGCGCCCATCCTCATCGGATTCCAGGGCCTCACGCCCTGCCGGCCCAAACGACCGCTCATGGTACAGGTACTTGCGTGCATACCGTTTCCGGTCGTTCATCAACTGCGACCGGGTCTTGTCGAGCTCCAACTGGAGAGATTCAATCGACTCCAGGTCACCCATCGGATAGAACAGATCCGGGATGTCGTAGTTGCGGATCATCACAAACGGCTGCCCGTACGCGTACGGCATCGGCACCGGATCAACGAGGAAACCGTCACCGTTCTCGGAGAACACGGACATCGTGTTCTTCGCAATGTCGTAGAACTCCCAAATGGTGACACGATCCTCGTCGAGAACCCGATCACGTTCATTCTCATACTGAGAAACATACGAAGGGCTCACACCGGAGTCAGCGTCCAGACGCTTACGGGCAGACGGCTTGTACCGCTGATCGTGTTGAGCATCCTCCAGAGGCCGTATGATCTTCTGAGCGATCCACCGGGCATCATCCATACAGGTGGCTTCCGGGTCCACAAGTATGTCAAATGGGGATATCCGTTCCACAAACGGCTGATCCTCAATGACCATCATTGCCGTCTGTGGCAGATTGGCGTTGATCTCCTCATCGGTCGGCAACGCCCCCGACAGGTCAGGAGACTGGAGAGCGAACTCGTCGACCTGCACACGGGCTTCCTGCATCAACAGATCCCGTTCTGCCTCCGCCAGAGAAGTCTCCTGCTCCAGGAACTTCCACCCGACCTTGATCCAGCCATGTCCGAAGATCAGGAAATCCTTGACAGACCGGCGGAACGGCTTACGGAAATCATGGTGCCGCCACAAATGATTGACGACAGCCTCGACGAAAGCCGCCCGATCATTGTTGGACTCATCGTTCGCTGATACAACGATCTTCGGATGGTTCACCGATACGGACGGTGCGATCACGTTGATTGTTGAAAATGCCAGGTTGACAGCGATCAGATCAGAGCGACTATTCGTCGATTCGGCCCAATGCTTGCCACGGTACAGGTCGATCAGACGCCACCAGGTCCGGTCATATCCCTGATCCTCACGCCACCGGCGCGTACGTTCCAACCGACGCGTATACTGCTCGTGCAGTTCAGCCCTGGTCTTCTGCACCATCAGAATGTCGCCTTCTGGGGCAACCGTTCGATGTTGCGTCCCTGAGACTTCGCCTCAACAAACCGCTTCTCATCAACTTCCCGGTTTGACAGATGCTGCTCATCAGGCATCAACGCCCGTGACCGCCAACCCTTCCCAGTGTCGACGCGAACGCTCAGAACCTTTTCCCGCCACTCCCACAGTTCCACAAGTTCCCCCTCAGTTTTCGGTCCTTTCAGACCGACCACATAATCGCAGAACTCCGGGTAGGAAGCCTCCCTGGGGAGGACCGCCATTACTTGGCGTTACTGCCGCGCAACTTGGGCTGTGGCTTCGCCGGCTCGACCTTGCCGCTCTTCCCATGCTGGTTGAACGGAGTCTTGCGTGGAGAAACCTGGCCGTAGTCGCCAGTCTGCTGGGCGTACTTCGGGTCACCGTGGCGCTGCTTGGGCGAGTTCGGAGCTCCAGGCTTCCAGATGGGGTTTGACACGACAGAACCGCCGCGTTCCATCTTGTTGTTCTGCCCCTTCGCACCATCAACTGTCTCAGTACCGTTGGTATGCGAAACAAAGTTCTTAGCCATAGTTACCTCTCGGAGAGAACAAGCGTGCCTAATAGTCCGTTCGGTGTGTCCCACGCAGAGTGTGCTGACCGATCCGAAACGGATCCTCCGACACGTCCTCCTTCAACGCTAGACGCTTCCACCAGTCAATCGTCCAGTAATCGTCGACTTTCTCGACGTACTCCGGGGCATGTGCAAACTTACGCATCTGGTTCGCCAACGCCAACGCTATCACCCGGTCATCAAACGGTGAACCCGACATCGACCCCTTCTCGTTGCGGGTGAACGTTCGCAACTCGGCCAACGTGTTCCGATCCCGCAACCCCAGTTCACCATTCTTCAACGCAGTCGCCAAATCGTCAATCATCAACGGCTTAGACGTACGAGTCGTCCTCCACCCATACTCCTGGGTCATCCGATTCGACACCTTGTTCAACGTGCGCTTCCGAAACAGACGCGGATAACCCAACTGGCGCAACACCGTGATCGTCGTCAAACCGTGATTGTTCGACTCGACACAACACAACGCATCCCGATACCACAACCCCAGGTTGAAAACCTCGATAGCCAACTCATCAGGAGGAATATGCCCATGCCAGATCGCCGCCTGCTCCCCTGTATTCAAATCCAACACCTGGACACACGAATAGTCGCCGTGCCCCAAACCTTCCGCCGTATCCACCCCCATCACATAGCCGTGCATCGAATCCGGTAGCGACCATACCTCCAGATTCACGACCTGAACTCCACAACCCTCGGCATCACAGAATGCAGATAACCAACCTGACCACGCCGGCAGACAGCCGCAAGAACCTCCAACATGTCCAGATCAAACACAGGATTACCCGACTTCACAAACGCTTCCTCAGGCGTAGTCGGGTACTCCTGAGCGAGTTGCCACGGCAACATCGACTGCCGCTTCTCCTCATACCACGACTCGTCCCGATCCTCTGTCGCAGACCACGGAAAGAACATCGGAGCAAACTTGTTGTTCGACGCCGTAGCACCAACCCACAGATTGTGGAAGAAGTTGCCGGAACCATTCGCAGTAGACAAACCGATGATGCGACCACCCACGTCCGCCACCGGCTCAATAGAAGACCACGCCTCCTCAGGGTTCGGCAAAAACGCCCACTCGTCAACGATAATCAACGTGGCGGACTCGCCACGAGCCGGATCCGACGCAGACGGCATCGACGTGATCTGTGACCCGTTCTCGAACAGCATACGCTGCTGATGCTCAACCATCGACTTCGGACCACGATCCACCATCCACAACGGCAGATGCGAAAACCCGTACTTCGTCTTCCGCAACAACAACACCGCTTCACGTTCCGTGCGAGACAGGTCAATGATGTTCTGATCCGGGTGGAAGAACGCCAACCAGAACTGGTGCGCCGACACCAGGGTCGTCCACCCGATCTGCCGGGCCTTCAACGTCAAAGAATAACGGTTAGTGGCCCAATGCTCCAAAGCGAAAGACTGAGCGTTCCTGAGATCAAACAGTATTCGACCATGAGCAGGATGAGAGATATTCCAATACTGATGTAGGAAATGCGACTCATCTCGGACACAACGCCGCCACTCCATCTCCTGGCGGAGTTCCCCTAAACGCGACACTCACTCGACCAGACGCAACTTCGGAGTCCACTCGTTACGCCACGTCGAAGGAGAATGATTGTCCTCCACAGCAACCTTCGTCGCCTCATCCCGATACATGCGGACCACATGGTAGCAAGGCTCTCCCCCGTCCCACAACTCCTCGTCCTCCTCGGCTGTGGTCGGAGCTCCATCATGGACGGCACACACCGGAGGGCCACAGAACCCCTCACGGATCCCCTGCGCCATCCACTGGTTGAAAACGTCCTCCCGTGGACGACTGTAATGCTCAGTCACAATACCTCCCTAAAATCCGAACAGTTCCCGCAAGATTCTTCCCATAGCCAGCACTACGATAGCACACAAGAATACACCCAGAGCGATCCCCAGGATCGCCGCAACATCAACTATCCGCAAGCGTCGCACGATTCCGGGCTCTCCAAGCCAGACACCTCGATAGGTGTATCATCATGGAACGGATTCCCCAACAGGTCTAACATGGGATGCTCTCCGAATGCCTCATCACGCCAATCCTGGTTCTCATCTCCTGGCAACACTTTCCCACCCAACAAGGGGCTCCTTTCGTGTGCATCGCGTACACCTCGCGACGCACTTTAGCACGCTCTGCTGATCGCTCGGCCCGGAGCTCGGTCAGCATCCGCCGGCGTCTCACATGCATCACTGGGATGCCAACAATGCTCCACCGGCCAGAATCGGCGGTGCCAGAGGCCCACCTATCCCGGTTCCAACCGCAAGCGCCGCCGCCACAGCCGATGCTACCATTATCGCCGTCTTCGGATCAATATCCGGTACGACATTCATTATGGCGTCCCATATCGACGACATCGTCGATCCCGGGTTCAGAACATCCTTGTTGTCCCTACGGATCTTCTCAATCTCGTCCAGGGCACGCCTACGTTCCTCATCACCCATCGGAGGAGGAGGCTCGTAATCAGGCACAGGCCCCTCAGGGGACGCCCTCCCGATCCGTGGAGGCTCACCAGAAGCCATGTGAGCCATCATCGACGGCGACGCCATCGCAGCCGTATCAGGAGGAGGATCAGGCTCATAATCAGGTACCCCCTCCAAATGCGGCGCACCCCACTTCGCCAACGCCGCCTTACGAGCCGCAGGATCATCCAAATCCCAAACCTCAACCGGCGGCGGCTGTGGGTTCTGTTCCTGGGCCTTTCGGATCTGCTCCTCCACTTCCTCAATCTCATCCAACAAATCATCCCGTTCCCGGTTATACAAACGAGACTGAGAATCCGGCGCCAAACTCTCATACCGGGCAGTCAGAGCATCATGCCGCTTCTGCAACCGCTTCAACGGCAGATTACCAACCCCCCCCAACATCGTCGCAGCAACCTCCCTCGGATCCGGCACCGGCAACGACACAGACCGATCAGGCGCCCCCGACTGAGGATTCGGCCCATGCTGAGAAACGACACTAATCGCCATCAGTCACCGACGCATCCCGGAACTCAGCCACCAGGGACTCCAACTCGTCAGCCAACTCGGCATCCGACAAACCAGCAGCGGCACGCTCATCATCGACGATCACACGACGCCTCGGAGTGAACTTCTCGATGTATTGGAGATACAGCGAAGCAGCCTTCACATCGCCTCCAGAGGCCGCAACAAACAGCGCGTCAATCACCATCTGAGTACGCTCAGGATGAACGTTCAGTTCAGCAGCCCGGCGGTCCCACTCCCGAATAAAACGCACATCCCGCTTGATCCGACGAATCGAATCCTCATGCATGTCATTCTCAGCAGCCCATTCCTTCTGAGTCGCCGGTGTACGCTCCAGCCCCAACAACACCCAATCCAGCAGCGACCGCCACCGATCCGGCATCGTCTGAGCACCCGACTCCTCATCCGTCGACCATCCTCGACCCCCACCGTTCTGTGCCATCACATGACCTCCATACACCTACCTGGACCGTCCCAAAACGAAAGTGGGACAAACCGACAGGTTCATTGGGGGCGGGCGGGTCGCCTTGAGCGACC